TTTTTCCACAGCGGTATTTCTAAACTGGCCCGCCAACCTTATGTGCTGTAATTAAAAGCCTTTAGGTAACCATGCAACAAATTTGCCTCCGCAATCGTTACATATTATTTTGCCTGCGTGTGGTCCAAATGGACCTTTCATTACTTGCCAGTTGTGATTTTCGTGTGTGCCTAAATTTATTTGAACTTCTTTAGGATTTTCAAGTTTAAAGTTTTTCCACTTTTTATCTTGTATTTTGTTTCTTTCTTTTGCCCAATGGTAATGATCAATTTTATCGTATTGATTACGTTTTTCGTGATTGATTTTCGCCATGTTCTAAAAGTGCTTTCCTAAGTTTATCTGATCCGCCAACTCTAACATTAATAATTCCATTGTAATACTCGTCGCTCTCTAATACACGGCGGTCAAATTGTTCTCTTGCCTCTATGTAGGACATCTCGCCTCTGCCTTTGCAAAGATATAATATTTCTCTTGTGAAGTTTTCTGGGCCTAGTGCTTCAACATCAGCTTGTAGTCTATCAGATGAACCCCAATAATCCTTCCAGTCTGATTCTTTGTAGCCTCTGCGTTTGTTCTTTTTGCCTTTGAGAGGTGGCTTTGTAGTTTTAAACTTTGCTAGTTTCTTGCCTATATACTTTTGCCCAGTCTTTAGATTTGTAATGAGATATACAAAGCCTTCATACTCGTCTGGTATTTCGTTTATTACTTTGCCTTCATAAGTCCACTGCATGAACTTACTTACCGTTGCCTTTTTCTATTCCTCGCCTGTTTTGGTTTTTCTAGTGCTCATATGTATATGATGTATTTCATCGGATCTATCTTTAGCTAATGCTCTAATGTCTCTTAGACATTTACGAACTTCGCGATGCGATCGCACACTATTTTGTTTTTCAAAGCGTTCACTTGCTTCAAAATATTTAAGATATGCTTGCACTAATTGATCATGAATGTCATCTTCATCATTCATTATTATTCCACGACATCTAAATCATTTGCATAACTTGTAAATCCGTTTTCTTTTACAACTCTTAGTACGTGATTAACACGACCGATAAGTTCATCCTTGTGCGAGATAAGATAAATGTTCTTTTCACGCTCACGTGCCATCTTTTTAAGAACTCCTAAACTATTTTCAACTCCAGCAGTGTCCATACCACTGTCAATAAGTTCATCAATGAACAACAAGTTAATTCCTTGATACAAACTTTCCCAAACGTCACGGAATGCAAAACTTAAACCTAAAATGAGCCTATTACGCTCGCCTCTTGACAGATTGTCAAAATCTAAGTCTTGACCTAATTGTGTAATTTCTACATTTAAATCGTTTTGGAATACAACTTGGTGCGGAAGACCAAGTTTGTCAAGATAATATGTAAGTCTATTGTTCAAATATGCAAGATTTTGATCAATAATCTTCTTACGAATAAAACTATCTTTGTTTGTAAGCAGTTTTAACAAGAACTCTTGATGCTCTTTAAAATCTGTCAGTTCGTTTACAACATCCCAACTTACTTCTTGAATAGCTGATTGTTTAAGTTCGTCAATTTGTTGCTGATAAGGATCTTCTTCGTCTTTTTTTGACTCCCATGCTTGCTTTAAACTGTCTACATTTTGTCTATGTTCGTATGCTTCTTTAGCAGTTTCATAGTATGTTGTAGGTTTTCCGTTAATGTCACCAATCTCTTGAAGTGCTATTGTAACGTCTTTTACTTTTCCAGTAATTTCTGTTTGATATGCTAGTGCATCTTCTAATTCTTTGCTTTTTCTTTCTGCAATTTCAGCTTTTTTATCTGCATGTAGCTCTTGTCCACAAGTATAACATACAGCATCTTCTAATTCTGCGATGTCTTTATTAACTTTTTCTACAGACTTGTTGGCACGTACTAGTGCAGGTTCCAACGTGCTTAATTCTTTTCTAAGAGCCAAAATAGCATTATTATGTTCATTCCAATTTTGTAATTTTTCATGAGATTCTAGCTCAGAATCAATGTCTAAATGTTCTAATTCGTTAATTGCTTCTTGTAATCGCATAGTGTCAGAAGTACGTTTAGACAACCATGCCTTTTGATTACTTTGCAAACTACTAATAGTAGTTTCAATTTTGCTATTTGCAGTTTGTATTGCTTCAATCTTTAGTGTTTCTGAAGTAATTGCTTCCTTAGTTTGTCTAACTTGGTCTTTAAGAGTATCTGCCTTCTCTGAAAGTATAGTAATTCCTAACAATTGCTCAATAATAGCACGTTGATCACTAGTACGCATACTCAAAAACGGTTCTGTATAAGTGTTTAGTGCAACAATGTGCTTAAACATGTCATGACTCATGCCCAACAGTGTGTTTACATCGTCTTGTGTCTGTCTACTATCGCCTTGCGACTCGTCTATTAATGATTCTTGATTGTTTATATAAAATTTAAAAATATTAGGACCGCGCCCACGTTCAATGCGGTATTCGTTATTATTTTTCTCAAATTGCAGTGTAACTAACATGCCTTTTGAATTAGTCTTATTAATTAAGTTGTTAGCTCTGATATTTGTAAGGGCTTTTCCGTACAATGCATAACTTAGTGCGTTAATAATAGTAGTTTTACCAGTACCATTACGTGATCCACTGTCGTCACCGCCTTGATCTAAGTTTTCACCTAGCACAAGAGTTAGTTGTTCCTTATCAAAGTCAACAGCTTGAGTCTGGTTACCCACACTCATAAAATTTTTTACGGTTAGGTCTTTAATTCGTATCATGTTTAGTGTTCTATTCCATTATAGATGTCTAACAACATTTTTTTGTTGAAGTTTTCTGTGTCAAGTGCAGCAATTTCTTTAGATACTATTTCATCTACGCTTTCAAAAGTAGAAATATCTAAGTCTGTTGTAATTTCTTCTATCTGCTTCTGCGGTATTAGCGTTAGTTCTCTCACATTATACTGTGTAATAAATGTTTCCTTAATAAAATTAGCTTCTTCATAACTAATAGGCAAGTCTAATGTGACACGTAGATACATTTTAGGTTTTATAAGTTCATCTGTGTTGTCTAATAGCTTTGATAAGGTAACAGTGCGGTACTTAGGACAATCTGGCCAGTTGACGTACTCTGGTTCTGCATCGTTCTCACGGTCCAGTATCATCATACCGCGATCGTCATCGCCAACGTCAGCATAATTATGCGGAAATGCGTTGCCAATGTAATGAATAGCACCTTGTTTTTGTCTTTTATGAAAATGTCCTGAAAAAACATACTTTTGATGTTTAAAATGTTCAGGCTTTAGGTCTCCGTGATCAGGCATTCTTACTAGAGCATTCATATAAAAGCTAGGAAGTTCAAAATGACCAAACAAGTACTTTGCTTTGATGTTGCTAATCTTCTTCCATTCGTCTCCTACTAACCAAGGTACGAGCGCAACGTCTTCTTCTTCGTAAATTTCATCTACAAAAGTAATACCGTCGATGTGTTTACCAAATATAGTTGAACTTACATCGCGTTTGTCCTTGTAATATAGATCATGATTGCCTACAAACATGTAAAACTTGTCAAATGCCTTGCCAAGTTTTTCTAAACTACGAATAGTTGCGTCCATTGTAGTTAGATTTAAACTATTTCTGTTATGATGCCAGTCTCCGCAAAAAATACCAGTTTCGCACCCGTGTTTTTTTGCTTGATTAATGTACCAATCAATAAAATCTTCACAATCGTCGTTGTGTATACGACTATTTCCTTTAAGACCGAAGTGAATATCGGTAAAAACTGCTGCTTTTTTAAACAAATCTAAGATACTCCGTAGCTATTTTATTATTATACAGTGGATTATATCAACTGTCAACCATTAATCGGTAAATGGAGTCTGTGATGCAGCTTCATTTCGTTTTACACTAGCTTCCCATTCGCCTTCATTTTGTCTTGTATAGCTTGGAGTTAAATCATTCATTTCTAAAATGTCGTCACGTATGTTTTGATTGCGTTTTTCTATATTAATCACTCTTACAAAAGAATTTGTTACAGCAGCCGTGTAGTAAGCAAACGGATTGTCTGACTTTGATTCGTCAAACTGTAATCCTATTTGTGTTAATTGCAAAATTGCCTGCCCCTTCATTTCATCATTGTACGTATATCCACGAACATTGCCTCTAGTAGCGTATCTATCTACAAGTTTTAACCACATTAAGGCAAGTTTGTCAGTTGCTTTTCCGTGTTTGTTGCTGAAATGACCGTTTTCCATTCCTCCTACCCAATGTGACTTACCGACACATTGTAAATTGCCTTCTTCATCAAACTTATAATGTTTGAAAGGTGGAAAGTTTAGTTTAACTTTAGTATCTGCAACGGTTTTAGGATTCTTTTTACGACCAGGTTCGTCTGGAATATGATCAAATGTCATTACACGAAAAATTAATTCTTCTTTTGTGATTTTTTTATAGTCTACTTCGCAGTCTGCCTGTTTTACCTTTTCACCTGCCATTTTTCTACGTTCGTATTCTTCTGTTGACAGTTTTTTTGCTTTATTACGCTTTGCTTCGGCAATAGTTCGTATATTAATTTTTTCAACATCGTTTAAAATAATATCGTATTGTCCAAACTCTGGTTCTAAGTAGCTATTGAATGTATTTTTTGATTTGTGTATTTCTTTTAAAATATCTTTGTTGTTTAGGTAGTTTTTTGCTCGCATTTTTTGTTAGGCTCCAGTTATAGTATTTATTATAATATACATACTTAATTTTGTCAACTAAATACATATGATTAGGAGAAGAAAAATATGTCCGAATTTAATGCAGCTAATTTTGTAGGAAGTTTAATCGACGATGCAGTTGACGCAGTTGTAGATTCAGCTACTGATACTATTCAACAAGAAATAGGTAATTTAGGTCCTCTTGGACAAATAGCCGCAAAGTTTATTTTTGACACTGCAATAGCTGATAGGACTATCACAAGAGCAATTATATCGTCAGACATATCTACTAGAAATGATAGTGACTGGAGAGTTGCAATAAGTGTTCCAGAAATACTATTAGTAGGAGATATTTTAGCACCTCTCAGAGAAAATAAAGGAACTTCGTCTGCATTTAACACAGGAAATAGGATGGTATTTCCATTTAATCCGTCTGTGCTTTTTAGTCATACTGCAAACTACGCTCCGGTACAACCGACACATACAAATTATGTATATAATGCCTATGAAAATAGTCAAGTAGATGCAATTACAATTACAGGCGAATTTTTTCAAGAAAATGAAAATGATGCAAAATATTGGATTGCTTGTTTACATTTTCTTCGTACAGCAACAAAAATGTTTTATGGTGAAAGTGATCCACTAGGCAATCCACCTCCAGTTTGCAGACTAAATGGGTACGGATCACATGTTCTTAATAATATTCCAATTATAATTACTAACTTTACAACAGACGTACCACAAGATAGTGATTTTATAGAATGCACAGTCAATGGTATTAAAAACTTTGTGCCTGTACAAAGCACAATTACTGTTACAGTACAACCGCAATACGCAAGACGTTCGCAAGCACGGTTTAGTTTGAATCAATATGCTTCAGGCGGCCATATTAACGGCGACGAAGGATTTATTTAATGGCACTAGTATACAATAAAAAGAATTTGTCACCCTATGGTCAAACACCTGTAAATAGGGCCGGATATCTTGATATTTTAAGACCGAGAGCAATTCCTGTACACCCAGATGATGTACTCTACGAAATTAAACCTGAATTTACATATAGGCCTGATCTACTTGCATACACTGCATACGGTCAAAAAGAGCTTTGGTGGGTATTTGCGCAGCGTAATATGAATATTATTAAAGATCCAATATTTGATTTTGTTGCAGGAACAAAAATTTACTTGCCGCAAGATAAACTTTTACGGCAAATTTTAGGAGTATAAATGTCTTTAAATCCTAAATCAATAATTTCTAATCTTACCCAAGGAGCTCCGGGAATAGAAGATATTTCTAATGCAGCTACAGATGCAGTTAATGGCGCTTTAGCAGAGGCAAATAATTTTGCACAAGGTAATAATTTTCTTCAAGGACTTGGTGCAGAAATAGACGGAGCCTTAGGTGATGCACTAGGTGGCATATTAGGAGACGATCAAGCATTTCAAAGCATTTTATCAGATCCTATAAGCATAGTTAAAAGAGGACAGGCTGATCTAATAGGATTAACCGGTGGATATTTTGATTCTATAATAGCTGAATTTGATGCACTCAAAGATAGAACTTCTTTTGGAGACTTTGTTGATAGTGGATATAAAAGTCCTTTTTCGTCATCAGGAACTTCAGCAAGTCGTATACCTAATCCATTAAGGAATCATAACAGTTACAATTATATTATTACACTAGGAGTTTTAAGTCCTGAAGAATACAACAACCCTGTTTCTTATAGAAGTGCAGGCGGCTTTCAAAAAATACTTCTTAAAAGTGGCGGCGGAAATTTAGATAAGCGATATCAAGTTTTTGACGAAACAGGCGGAGGTACAAGTGAACATGCTGAGTATTATATTGACGATGTTGAACTGGAAGGAGTAATCGCACCAAATCCTAACACAGGTGTCGCGATGGGCACAAACTTATCATTTACTGTTACTGAGCCTTATTCTATGGGAAACTTTGTAGAAGCTATTGTAGGCATTTCTAGAGAAACAGGATAT